GATTGTACAAAGCTTCCTCGGCCATTTTATGCACTTGCATTTCACCGTCTGTTCCAAGACCATCTGATATATATTTTATAGTTATTGTTTTACCAGATAAATCACTGCTAAAACCAAATTGACCGTTAGCTTCATCTATAATAAATACACCGTTAAAGTTAGCTCTAACAGGATCTATACCATATCTACCGCTTTTATTAAAAACTCTATTAGATAAATAGTGCGTGTATAACCAATAGTCATCGCTTTTTAAATTACCTGAAAAAGTATTTAAATCAAAGTCTTTAAATCTTGTCTCTGAAACAGATGGTGTTATTGTTGTTGTATCGCCTTGGTCAGTAAAAAGATAATTACTTTCTGAATCTTGCGCTATAGATTCAGAGGGCCTAGATGTAAAATCCGCTGGAAATATAGGGTGTTCAAGTCCAGATGTGTCAACCCACGAAAGCATTATGTAATTTACATAATCTTGAGGCATAGCCACTGTAAGAGAAGGCGGAATATCTATCTCTTGTATTTTTTCAACTCTTGAAACATCATAGCTAAACTCTTGTATACCGCGCTTAGCGTGAAATATAACATCAGATCTATTTACGTTTGATATTAACTTACCATCACCCACGTACGCTACGATAAAGTTGTTTACTATATCTTTCAACGATGTAAACCTGTAGTCACCTAAAGATCTATCTGTAAATTTCACAAGCACAGTATCTCCAGTAGAAGGAAGTGCGCTTGTAAAGTTTATAGTATCAGTTGTTCCACTTTTAGGAAAAGTATATGTGTTTCTATTTACTTCTGTTCCGTTTACAAATATTAAAAAATCACTTTCGCCTTGTGGCATATCAGATACTGTTAGCTGATAATCACCACTAGTGGCTTGTGCTGATGATGTAATAAACTTCTGACTAGAAGTATAGTATTGTTCTGCGGTTGTAGTACCTATTAATCCCATTATGCGTTTTCTTGATTTACGTTATTAGCTTCTTGCTGCGCTGCTGCTTGAACTACCGCGGGATCGTTTAACGTAACACCTACGTGAGATAATATTCTTATTATTAAGTCAGCTTGCTCGCCGCTATGAAGTTGAAAATGTTGTGTTTCTTGAGAGTTAGATAAAAAAGTGTAAGCACCGTTAGTAATAGAGTAATGCCACTTTGGTGCGGCTGGTTTTTTTATATAATGAACTTTTATAACCGCGCTATCAGAAGGACCCGCTAAAGTTATTTTGTTTACAGCTTGACTAAAATCAGCCTTAGCATCAGTTGAGCTAGATATATAGTAAACAGGAAATGATGAGCTTGGCTTTGTAAGAGGTGATTGGTTTAAATATGAAAAATCATATTGATCTACTTGCTCTACAGAAACATCACCTATCCTAACATCTACAAGTTTGTAAAGATCTGTTGGAAGATCAGCCACGCTAGACGAGGCTGTTATATCTCCAGATATTTTATAAAAGACATCTATTTTTTCTTTTATTTTTTCAGGTATATTAGCGTAACCGTTATTGTTTCTTCTATTTAAAAAACGATTATACTCATAAAAATTTTTTTCAAGTAATTCTAATTGAGCTTGCTCAGCCACTTTATTAAACTGCGACGGCGTGATAAAGCCTCTTTGCTCCTTGTTTAGTATTGATAAAACAGTTTTATATACACTATCTATGTTTATGGCCATAATCTAATTATTATAGCCTAGGGCCCGAAGGCCCTTGACTATTATTGTTTATTTTAACTTTTTCTCTACTACTTGGTAAACCTCTATACCTTCATCGGTCTTAAACCAAGCGGCTAAAGCTGAATATGGGTTTTCATCAAATGGTACTGTAAATAACTTACGACCATTAGTTGCCCAAGCAAATGTTCTTTGATCATTAGAAAGTTTAATTATATTCTGCTCTACAGCTTTGATACCTAAATTTCTAATGTTTATGTTTTCATCGTTTACAAGTTCTAAGAACAGTACTGGATCATTTTGAGCAAAGACTAATGCGTCTCGTTTAAGTTCCTTAGATGTCATCTTAGATACTTTATCTCCAACGTCTGTTCTAATTATAGCTTCAACGTGATCTATATCTAGCTTTTTAGCAGCGTTCATAGCTTCTAACTGTAGCTCTAACATATCTATTTGGCTTTCTGCTATAACATTAGCGTCAAATTCTTTAAACAATCTACCTTTATCAGGGTGGTATATCGATAAGAATTTTTGTAATGTTGTCTGCTCTTTAGAAACGAATAACTGTCCGTTTCTAAATACAATGCTTCCAAGGCGATGAGGGCCTTTCATTTCATCTACAAATACTGTTTTTTGATTTCTACAGTATTTAATTTCTCTTTCAAATCCTTTTTCTTCGTCAAAAAAATATAAACGTCTAGATTTGATAATATATACAGGTGGTATGTTTTGAGTGTTAAGCTCATATAACCTGTCTTTTATTTCCCAAGTTTTAGGTGCTTGAGTTTTTGTTTTTGTTGTCATGATATAATAAAATAAAAAATTAAAAAAAATAAAAGCTGAGGCGCCTATTAAGACGCCTCGAACTTTTAGTTACTACTATTTAAACAACATAAAGTTGTTTGCAGCTTGTACTACAAGACATCTTTCAGAAAGGAAGTGTACTTCCATTTTGTCGATGCTTGAGCTTGTAGGTCCGCCTACAGATCCAGTTACCCAAGACTTCATCTTGCGGTCATCAGCTTGTGAAGCGCGATAGCGTACGTGTAAGAAAGGACGACGTACGTTAGCACCAACTTGCTGATCGTATACAGATGATGTACCAGCTGGAATCAATGTTCCTTTTACACCACCTACAAGACCACGCGTCGAAGCGTCGTTTAAGTATTTCCAGTCTGTCTTATAGAAATCGTAAGAACCTCTACGGAAACCTGTAAATCCAAGATTTAAAGCCATATCTTCAGAGTTTTCAAACACTCCAAAACCAGTACCACCTTGAGCACCAGCAGAAAGATTAGCAAGTAAATCGTCAATAAACAAATTAGACAAACGGTTTAAGTAAAGCATATTTTCTTCGATAGCACCTTGCTTATCTAACTCAGCAAGTAAATCGTCGAAATCTTTAATACCTTCTACGTTTGTATCTGGATCGGTTGAACTGTCGATAAGATCAAACATGTTTTCAGCTACAATACCTCTAGATTCGATAGCAGAGAAAAGACCTTCTGTACCTTCAGGAGCTTCGTGGCCGTTAGCCGCTGTAACACCTGAGAATACATTAGTTCCAGAAGCTTTTTCAGCTTCTACCAATGTCATTTCTAAGTAATCGTTAAAACGAGTACGAGTATCTCCTAAAGATTTCAAGTACCATAAGTATCCTGATTCTCCAGACTCTCCTGTAGTTTCAACCCAACCGATTTGCGCTGTATCAGATCCGTTAATCTCAAAGTGATCTTTGATAATAGCAGGTCTGTTAGTAAAAGTTTTAAAGCTAGGCTCTAAAGACTCTGATAAAGTATCTGTACCTTTAGCAAATTCTGAACCATAAACAAAAAACTTAATAGCTTGATTGTCTGTAGTGGCGATGCCAGCAAGATCATCTACGTTTTCTGCTGTGTAAGGACGAATAGTAAGAGCTGTATTAGATGTTTCTATACCAGCTGTTACTAAAGCTTTAAATACCACACCGTTTACTACGGCTACAACAGTAGCTCCTTTTCTTACAGCATGCGTTTCAGTTTGTGTAGAATCGTCAACACTAGTGATAGCGTCTACAGCTCCAGTTACAGGGTTAATTTCTCCGTTGTAAGCTAAGTGTAAACGACCTTGCTCAGACCAAATAACTTGATCAGATTGCAAAGGCATTTCTGCGCTTAGCATTGATAAAAATCCAGAAACTGTACGATTTCCGTAGCGATCTACTTCTTGTTCGTATAAGTCTGGTAAATATTGTTGTGCCCACCCGTTGTTTTGGATATCTAGGTAGTTGCTATCAAGCGCCATTTTTTTGTACGCTGGAGAAACAACTCCACTAAATGCTGGGCCAGTAAATGTTGATACTGCCATGATTTTTAATTTTTAATTTTTAGTAATTTTTTAGTTTTAGCTTTGAGCTTGCGCTAGTCTCACCACTAATTACTTTTACTTTAAGACCACCAGCGTCTACATATCCATCAGATGTTTTTCTTTGTAAGTTAACGTTCTTCGCTTCACTTGTCATCTGACTGATAGCATCAGCTTTGCCTTGTTCGTAAAAATGATTAGCAAGTTGATCAGCGTTTCTAGCAGCAAATAATGATTTATGGTATTCCTTAGCGTTTGTTAGCATGTTATTGCTATCAACATATTTACTAAAAACTTTTAGTACATCACTTTGGCTTTCCATAGTTTGCTTAGCATCTTTAACATTAAACCTGTATTTTTTATCTCCAACGTTAAAATCAAAACCTTTGAAATTTTCGTTAAAAACTCTACCTGTTTCTTGTTTAAAATGTTCTTGCTGCTTAGCTTGCAGCTCTTGCGCTTGCGATTGCTCACTATTGTATCTGTTGAAAAAGTCAATTGCTTTTTGTTGCTCTGGGGCTAAACGCGAACCCAACTTGATTTCGTCGTAATACTTGCCTTTTAAGTCTTCTAAAAAGTTTTTTGCTTTTGCAACTTCTTCTTTGTAAGCTAGCTTTTTTCTTTTTATGTCTCGCTCTTCATCAATATCTTCGTCAAAAGAAAAGTTATCTTCCATTAAGAAATTAACTTCATCATTTGTTAAATGTGATTTAGTTTGCTTATAGTATTCTCTTAAAAGCGTATCGTTATCTACGCTAGAATAATCAGCATTTAAACGAACATAATCGTCTAGAGTACCACCTGTTTCGTTCATAAAGTCTACAACTTTTTGAATATTTTCAGGAAGCTCTACTCCAGTTTCTTTTTGTTCTTGAAAAGCTTCATTAACCTCCTCTGTTAAATCAGCTACCTCTTCTTTAATATCTTCTTGTACAGGCTCTTCTTCAGTTACTTCTTCTAATACAGTAAACTCTTCTTTTTCTGCTTGTACTTCTTCTTCTTGTTGTTGTTGTGGTTCTTCTTGCGTTTTCTGCTCTGGCTCTTGCTCAACCTCTTGAACATTGCTAAAGTCTACTTTATAAGTACCATCATCAGTTACTTCTGTTTTAGGCGCACTGTTGTCAACAGATTGCTCTTGCGTTTCAACAACCTCTTGCTCTATGTTTTCGTTATCCATGATAAAATATTATATAATTAATAAACTATTTAGGTTCAAATTGCTCTAAACCAAACCCACCTAAATTATCAAATCCTGATGATTCAAACTTTTTAGCTGGTAAATCTTTTTTTCTTTGATCGATAAGCTCTGATTGTTGACTAGCTTGTATTCTAGTTCTTTCGTCTTTACGATCTTCTTTATAAGCTTCTTTATCTTTAATCACTTGACTTTCGCTTTCTTTAAGTCTAATGTTTAATTCAAATTCTTTTTGCATAAGCTCCATTTTTATTTGAGCTTCGCGTTCCATTTTCTCTATATCAAATCCTTTTTGCGCTTGGGCTAGTTGAACCTTGCTTTCGGTTATACCTTGTTGCTTTTGTATTTCAGCCGCTGCTGCTGCTTGAGAAGACTGTTGGTTTGCTTGCGACTGCGATTGTATAGTCTGCTGTTGGTTAGCTCTGTCTTGAGCCATTTTCTTACGCCTTCTTATTTTCAACAACTGATTAGCAAGTTTTATATTTCTAACCTCTCTAATATCTATAGCGTCTTCAAGGTCTATAGTAGCTTGTTGTATGCCCATTTGAATATTGTTTTCAAGTCTAGCTTTTTCTTCTTCATCGGGCTCTATTTCTAAAAATACACCAAAATCGTGTATGTGTAAATCTTTAACTTCGTTTAAAGTAGCTACATTAAATCTACCTAAAGAGTTTATAAATTGTCTCTGTGTATTAGAGTATTCTAATACATCTGATATTCTAAGCGAACAAGCTTCAGCTGTTTTAAGAGTTAAATATAAACCACCGTCTTGAATATGCTTAGTAGCTGTGTTAGAGTTAGCAGCTGCTAGTTTTTGTAAACCTACAAGCGAAGCTTCGTTTGGTTTGCTACCATCTCTAGCTTCGTTAAGACCTGTAACATCTCTCATCATTTGCAAGTAGTAATTATAAGACGTTATAAGAGCTTGTATTTTACTACCACCACTATCGCTTCTTATTTCTTGTATTGGAACTCTAGCGTTGTTGAAATCACCGTCTTGCGTATAAGATCTACCAATAATAGATCCTGTTTGAAAAAACATATTCAACGCTTCTTGCGGGTTGTAATTTGTCCCGTTTCCAAGATCAACTTCTGATATACCATCAGCATCTAAAAATACACCATCTGGTATCATGCGAGACATAACTTGCTGTAGTTTCAAGTGTGTTATTTGAATCATATCTGCGAAAGTCATCATGCGACCCACTAAAGATTCTGCTCTACCTTTGTACATTCTAGGCGCTACTATCCCGTAGCTCATGCTGACTTTAGTTATGTCAGACTTAGGCCTTGTCATGTTTTCGCACATCTTCCAGTCTAATAAAATATCATGACCTAATATCTTAACACCTGAATAAAGAACTTCTATAGCTCTTTCAACTCTTTGGAATCTAGCCCTTTGATCTTTTGGAGGATTAAAGGTATCATCTTTCTTAATAGCTTTATCAGCACCTGAAGCTGTTTTCTTTACTTTGTATACTTGATTGTGAAATGTTTTATATTCAAAATAAAGTAAATTTATATAATTACCTTGCGACTCGTCTTGAGGGTAAAAATTATATCTATCGTAATTAGGTGATTGGTATTTATCTTCAATGTCCTTTATCTGATCTTCAGTAAGATTTGGATATTGTTTTTTAAGCTCAGCTACGGTA